TACCAAGGTTTAAATTTAAACTCGGGTAATTAGTGTTAAGATCTGATGCTAAATGATAAGTATCTAGAGATTCTCTATTACACAAATCAATTACACACGTGTTGCCGCCACCTGCCCATGATGTGTACTGATTTGTATTACTATCTGGCATGACAGATAAACTACTACTATGTATAATTTTTCCGTTGATAAAATCACTAGCTTTTTGCACTTGTATATAATAAGTAGTATCAATGTTTGAACCGGTATTATAATGCTCGCCAGTCGTTTCCCACCACCAACGTATGTTCCACATATCACCATCATATAATGGCAACCATTCTGTTGAATCGTAAAATGTTACAGCATTAGCCGGCGTACTATTAGCATCGCTATGTGCGTATAATATACGACCGTACTTATCACTACCTGAATACGATCCTGTATATTCTAACACAATCAATGATTGCAAACGCGTCGTAGCTACACGTGTAGCTGCCAAAACCATCGACTCCGTTACTTGTGGAGAAAATCTCCACTCGCGCGCCATTGGAGCTATAGCATAACTATTATTAGCGCCGCCGCGGCGTATACCCCATGGTCCGATACTCGAAGAATATGAACCAAATGATTTGATAGCGACGCTAGTTATTTTATCATTGTTTGTATTTAATACATATGAGTAACGATCTTCGATTAGCGTTGGTATCGTTTCTTCTACTTTTGGTCCGCCGTATTCACGTATACTTAGTAGTGTTTGTGGAATGCCATAACATGACATTAATGCTTTTACACTACGTTCTGTACCTTTTGTTTTTAAAAGATATGGTAAGTTGTTGACAATACGTCTCCATACTTCTGTAGTAATATCTTCATCAGTTTTACTAAATAAACTGCCTGTACTTTGATAACTACCTGATGTATTTGTGCCTAACTTATACTTCCAAAGTGATGAAGCTTGATTACCGTTAGCTAAAGTCCAACCCATGGATTTAGCAATTTCATACAGTGTTTCGCGACTGGCGCCTAATTTAGGTTGTTCTTCTGGACGGTATGTTTCTGTTAACGCATTAATGTATGTATATAAAATATCAAAATGATGCCCGATCATATTTACGAACAATTCGTATTGATCATTATTAACATCAGTTCGTATATGTTCTGGTATTGTTTTAGTTAGTGCATTTGGATTTTGTTCGTCATATAACGAAGCAGTTGCGTAAAATCCATTAAACCAATTGGTAGCTAAACTACTAGTACTATGGTGTACGTAGTATTTACCTCCTGATAAATACTTTGGCCATGGCGTTAATGCATAGCCATCACTACTAATATAACTGCCAGAAACGCCATGTGTTGATAAACTAGACGTCGGTTCATTATAAAGCCAACGTTCGAATGCATCGAACGATCCAATAACATTATCAATACGCTGTTGCGTTAAAGCTATATTATTTGTTAACGACCCAGAATCTGAACCAAGTGCGTTATTTAAAATACTTAAACGGTCGTTGTAAAACTCGACCATTTCTACTTTATATTTAAAGTTAGCTAAACGTTCTGCTGCTGAACTATAAAAAACAAAATTATCAAAAGCTGTATAGTCAATACCTAATTGTACACCTGCTAATGATCCTGAGAAATAACGATCTATAACCTGTTGTGATGTTGATAGATTAGCATCTAATAAATCATTCCAATTCTTAAACTCAGTTTCGGTAATTGTACTATAGTTACTATCAATATCAAAGTTTGGGCCACGTAATATATGTAATTGTGGCTGCGGTAGTGGTATAGATAAATCTACGTTATCAATGTATGAATCTATTAATTCTTCAACAATCCAAAACGTATCATTTAACTGTACTGAATCCGTTAACGGCTGATATAGTCGTAACACCATATCCTCTTCACCGTCCCAATCCTTTTGGTTAACAATCTTTACAATATTGTTTTTACCAAAATTGATAGCTAAATCTTCTGTGTATGGATTAGCATACTTTGTTAAGTATGAATCTATAAGTCCTAAATACTTATCACGTTCTTCGGATGGTAGTGGCACTAAACGTGCTAAAATTTCTCGACGATCGGGAGATATTTCTTTAATCTGTAATAGTTGATTATTCTGTGAACCTATGCGAGATTCATGAACGTTAACAACTACTTCAAATAATCCACGACGTAATCCTAAGGCATTTAGTGTAGCAGCATAGTTTATATATAGTTTACTATCGCGTACAACTATATTAGTAGCATTAGTACTAGTAATATAATTGCCGTTAGTAGAATATACATGTACTTCAACAGTAGGCGTTGCAGTAGTAGATATTGTCTTTATATCTAAAACTAATGAATCAACATCTTCTGCGTTCCATACTATACCACGTACTATACCGTTTGTTTCTAGAATCTCTTCTTTGTTCGAAAACCTATCTAATGACATAGTAATTATTCTTCGGTTGGTAAGTAATCATCAAAACGCTTACCTGGCAAATACTGTTCAATGATTGACCTAGCACTGCCTGACCATGTTACTCCAAATTTCGAACGATTACCAATTTCGTCATGTACACGTTGTCTAAAGTACTGTACACCGTTATATAAACGATTTAAGTGATCTTTAAACACATTATCGATATCGATACGTACTTGATTACAAAACGATAATCCATCATCATTAAATGAAGATAATACAGCGTTAAGCGTCGTTATTCTAGTATAAATATCTTGGAATGCCTCTACTGACTCAGCTGCTATTAATAAATCATCAATTTCAATAACAAAATCTTTAGCTTCTGCAATTGCATTACGCAATTCTAATACTAAATTATCGGCTTGAGTAGTACGATTCTTAAGATCTAAATTCTGAATTGATCTGCCAACTTCATAAGCTATCATACCATTAATATATAAAGCATCTTTTAGTAAACCACGCTTACGTATACCAGCTAAATTTCTAGGCATTTCATTTTTACCTAAGTTGTTAATATCACTTAATGTTTCGCCGAATACATAACCAGCATACGCTACCGGAGAAATTGCAGCAAAAACTATGTCATATGCATTAATACCGTCGTTATCCGGACGATTATCCCATACACGTCCCCAATTCGATACGCCTATAATACGATCTGCGTCAGCTGGATTATTAAAAGCTCCAAATGAAATACGTTCATTTCGTTCGAACATTTCTAATAGATTAGTACGTTCATCCTTAGTAACAATATTCCTACGTTTTTTCTTTATATACGAATATGACGAGTCTGCAGTTATAATTTTATATAATGGACTACTATTACTTAAACGTTGGTCGTAAAATAACGAGTAATTAGCTGGCAATCCATTAGCTACCAATTCTAGTGCAGCAACACGTGCTGCTAATAACGGCCAAAACTCTAAAATGTGCTCGCGTAAAGATTCAATTTCTTGTTGTTCACGTACTTGTTCTTGTAATGCCGTAATCTGTGATTGTGGATAATATGATAAACTACCTTCGGGTTCATACGGCTTCAAATGTATAATACCAAAAGGTTGACCACCATTACTGTAATTATCAATATATGTTTTATATTCGTCGTAATCTAAACGATCTGCTTCGACTATATGAGGAAAATCATTCCAAATTGGACTAGCTTCTCCTGTATTTTGTATAGCGTCGACGCCACCGGCTTCAACTAATATATTAATCAATCCATTAGCTCCGTATAACTCATATGTTTCGCCAACGTCGATTAAACGACGACTCGGTGAAAATTGTGATATATCATAGCCATTAGTCGTAGCATATAAACGTAATACGCGAGGATCGATAACTTGTTTCCAAAAGCCATTAATCATCATACGAACTTGAAATACCAAATCATCTGATTCTATATCAGTACCAGAATCGGCTATCGTTTCATCATATGGAACAGGCCAACGTAGTACAACCATCTTTCCTTCATACTTAGCACGTAACTTTTCCTTGTATGTTTGTTTTTGAAATACTAAATCAAAGTAATAATCACTAGGATCTTCCATTACGTAAAGATCTGTTGTACCAGTCGATCCTTGGTAACCTACCGGCTTCAAATAATCTCCTGGATCACGTAAGAATGGAGCTGATGGTTGATAACCACTAGCAAAACGCACCCTATTATTCCAATCATTTGTACGATCTAGTACTTGACGATATTGAAATTCTTCCAATGCATCATTTGGACGGTTAGCTGTACGATCACCTATAAATGATCCATCCAAAACCATATCAAAATCAGCCATTTGTTCTGGGGTAGCTTCTTGAATTGCATCATATGTCAAACCACGTTCTACTAACAATACTTCAAGTGTTTGATAATTAGGTATTGGCAATGCTACACCATTTTCTATATAAAATACACAAAATGTAGTACGTATTACAGTATCTAAATCTTCACCATTATTAATACGTGTTTCTATATTTGACGGACCACGTTGTATATAAGCATCGTGATAATCCGCAGGATTAAGTTCTATTTCAGTATTAATAAGGAAAAGGCCAGTACTGGTAACCGGACGTAACGTGTTTTGACGTATAAAATAACTCCATTCCTCATCAATTAATTCATCTAAATCATCTTCTGTTATAGTTGGATATGATTTTTCCAACTTATATTCAGCGTATCGATTTGAGCCAGATTCTACAGTTAATATATTAAGACCGTTACGATCTTCGATATCGATAGTTCGGGCTGTAGGTATAGCTCCGTTAATTGTTTGTGTTAGTTTCTTAGGCGTAACTTCGCCTGATTTATATATAGGATCATCTGGAAACTCTTGTTGCATTATTTTAACAAGCATTTCCGGTAGATTGTATTCTATATTTTCTTTTTTAGAATCGCGATTAGTAAAACGATTTTCTGCCGCCATAATTACCTAACTACTTTAAAGTAAAACCCTTCGCCGAATGTTTGAACATCATCGCCACCCGAACGTTCAACCTTTAATACTATCTTATAGTAACGTTCTGGCTGGAACGTATTTAATCTCAACTTAAAATAACTACCTGCTGTATCACATGATATTTTAGTAGCTATATTATCGAACGGTATAATAGTTTCATTTGTTACAGCATCTAGTATACTGTAATAACTTGAAGTAGGTAAACGATATTCTGTTGTATAATGAGAACTAGTTGCATAACTACGTCTAGGAAACTGAGGTCGTGCAGCTATTCTAAATATAGCTTTATCCGTTTCACGATACTCGTTACGTATATTCTTTATATACGGCACATAAATATCATCTGCAATTTCTGTAAATGAACCTGTACCTGTTAATACCGTATCGTCCCAAACTACTTCTAATCTCGGTACGTATATTGTATGTGTATCTAAACCAAAGAATTTTAACGTACCCATTATATCACCAGATCTTTCATCTGCTGTAGTACGTTTAATTATAAATCCATGATCTGCAATTGTACCATCAACCCACTTTTTAACGATATCCGTAACATTCATACGCATATCAATAGAAGCATTTGTACTAGTATTAAAACTTTGTGCAGCTTCGTAGCCAGATCCTGTATACCAAGATCCTCCACCTTGTGTATTTGTCACGCTATAGTCATTATAACTAGGCGCCGAACCTGTCGCCCAACGGGTTGCTTGAGTTTTATTATCTGTATAATACCAAGATACTCCATTTGTTGTTTCTGGCGTATCATTATAGTTTCCAGTTCCATTTGTCCAATCTTCATAAATTGGATAAGCTTTGATCGTATAGTTATACGGCAAATCACTAGCATATGCTACACGCATGTTTAAATAAACAGATGCAGATCCGGCTGCTACGACACCGATCGGAGGAATATCTCCGCTAGCAATAGCATCACTAATAGCTGTTATTTGATTGCCAAAGTCAATAAGTATTCTACTATTATACGTATTAGCTTGTATTTCGTCATTAAGCAGCGAACCCGATGCTATTTTTATTAGTTCTAGCATCTGATCTATACCCGTGTTTTTGTCCGGAAATCGTTCGTATAATGTAGTATCTCGCTCTGGGTAATATAATTGTATCATTTCTTACTTCCTTAAGGTTTTACGGCTCTACCTTTAATATCTGTGTTCGGATATTTTACTTCAAATACACATGGATCTAGGCTAGGATATACGATACCATTTTTAGTAGCAGCACTGATATCATAGACATTACCTGAATATCCACTATTCATATCAGTTAAATTAACTATCTCTAAGCGAGGTACTGATTGTACACCTTCTAGTCTATCTATCTCACTAATAATATTTGAAATATTAATTGGTCCGTTGACTTGCATACGATCATTATCAAACATTTGTTTTAAACGGTTGATACAACGTAGTATCACCTCATTACTATTTGAATTAGGCGTCGGTATAACTTCAAAGTCAATACCGATATTAACAATGTATGCAGTTTTAATATTAATCGCATCTGTTAACATACGGTAATTTGAAAGATACGTACGTAAATTTTCTCGTATTGCTTCATTCGGAGCTATAAAACTTTTGTTACTATCATATGATAAAACATATAAATTTAGAGCTAATGGATTAGAAACAGTATCACGTGGATATTCGCGATCATTTGTATCTTGTTGTGTATCTCCAATAATATAAGCTTTTGCTATCGAACCGTATTTAGATGGCATTGAATATGTTCTAGCTATATAATCTTCACGTGTTATAGCACGATTCTGTGCAGCAAAATTAGCTAAAGCATTTTGTCGTATATTTTCAATCGAATCTTTACCTTTACCTCCAGTAGCTGATATTGGATTATTAACAGCTACAGAAGACTTCACAAATGATAGATCTAAGCCGTATATTTCTGTATTAGTATTGTATGATATAGTATCAATTACTGTTATTGTGTTAACACCAACATTATCAGCAATGCTACCGCCTATAGAATATTGTACTGTTAACACAACGTTATTAGGAGCTAATCCATATGTACTAGTATATAAAAAATTACTAGGATCTATATTTGATGTAGTTGTTCTAGATAAGTAATCTAAACCCATTCCTACGTTTTTAGGATTTGGAATTATTTCTTCATCAGCATCTGAACTAACACCTGATCCAAACTGTAATTCTGTACGATTATCGGCGCGCAAACGCGTTACAAATCTACGTGACGTACGACGTAGCTTTAAAATATATGGCACTGTACTACGATATACGCTAAGTGTCGGATCATTGAATGGTATATTTGCTATATCTTCAAAAATAGTATCTTGTGCTAAATAATCAGTTTCATACCACGTATTGTTATCATCATCCGTTACTTTAATAATGTCTAATACATTTGTTTCTGGCAACGTTATTTTATCATATGGCTTAGGGTCACCAAATGTAAAGTCCGATGATTTAACTTCTCCGGATATAGCTTGAACACGTTTTTTAAGTAAATAGTATTGAACGTTACCTGAATTGTCGATTTCATATACAGAAACTTCTGTTGGGTCGAAGGAACTACTAAAACTAAAATCGACTGCTTGAAGTGTTCTAAATTTAACAGCTGGAGTCGTTTCGGTAGTAACTATCATATTAGCTTGAATCGACAATGCATACCGATAATCGGGGCGTGCATTAGTACCAGAACCGATAGATGGGATCAATTGATATACATCTAGATCTACAATAGCCGGAGTGTTTAATTTTGGTTTGTAGCCGTAAAGTTGTGATAACATTAACACATTAGATTCTTCCTGTGCCGTTGACAGTACCGATTCTCTAAACTGTTGGTCAGCGTAAAACGATAATACGTCACCTACATATGATGCCATTTCAATAAACATCATACCCGGCGATGATTCATTAAAATCGTTATACGTATTTGGAAAATACTGTTTAGCAAACGTTATTAAGTTTTGTCTAAACTGAGCAAAATCCTTATTAAGATATTTTACATCTTTTTTAACTAATTCCATTAAACTCTCCTTTGTAGTGTACCTACAGCTACAAGTTGTACATTAGTACTAGGTGCTACATTAGAAACAACTACCGCATTTTCAGAAGCTAAAATATTGATAACTAGGTTAGCCCCTGTTTCAGTTACTCTGAAATGTATACTTATTTCTATTGTATATTCATTACGTATAACATCTATACTATCAATGATAATATACGGTAACCATAACTCAATATCATCACGTAACGACGTAGATAAAAAATCAGATAATGATTCCGTGTTTTGTTCAAATAAACTTTCTTTTATGCGTGTACCAAAATTTGGTTGCATCAAACGTTCGCCTTTGCTTGTTAATAGTAAGTTTTTAAAATTACTAATAGATTGTTCTTCAGTTGTATATGAAGAAACAAAAACAGAACCGCCAGACGAAGCATTGTTACTATAACCACTTATATCGTTCGTTTCCATTCGACGAGCCGCAGATTTATTGAACGGTAATAATATACCGATGGCAACATCTGGAGTATCATTGATTGGTTTATATTGATAAATGGTTCTAGCCATTACTTACCTTTTTTCTTATCAATTGCTTTCATCAATGCTGAATAATCTTTTGTCATAGCATTGACAACGGTCGCAACACCTTCATTATCCATATTAACTGGACGACCGTCTAAATCACGCATTGGAGCTATTGCTGGAGCTGACGTATCTGTACCACGCATCATTCCAAACCCTTGCGCCATTTCTGCAGAATATGTACCGATAGTATCATATCCTTCATTCATTTGTATTGGTCTAGATGCAGTATCATTTAGTAGATCGTTAAGTAACGGATCTTTAACAAATGATTTTTTAGTTATAGTATTATGTGCAACTGTTGATCTAGCAGACTTGCCAGCAGTGCTACCCATACTTTCCCAGATATCCTCGGCTTTTAATTTAGGCTTCGGTTGTTGTTTATTTTCAGTTAATACTTTCAATTCTTCGCGTACAGCAGAACGTACCTCTTCACGTATAAGAGTACGTAAAGCTTTGATAAATTCTTTAGAATCCATTATAAATCCTTTTAAATAAATATGCTTATGATACGGTTCCTGGTGAAGTCGTTGCGCCGGCTCCTGGCCCTGCAGGAGTTCCTACGGTTACAGCTTGACCCGGATTAACTGTCGTTTGTGCACTAAATACATATATGGCTTGTGCAATATCACGTGCTAATTGAGCTGTAGCACTTTGTGGATTTTTAGATACTTGTGCTTTTTTAAATGCTGCTAATATTTGTGCTTCTAATAAAGCTTGTGCTGAACTTAATGGCATAACGTCCTTATTGTTTCATCGTTTTTAGTTCTGTCAATAATTTTTGTACTTCTGTTACATTTGTAGCAGTAAGTGTCGGTCCACCCATCGGTGTTTGAAACTGAGCCTTGCCGGATGTTAAATCTGCTAGTTGTTGTAATGTTTGTTCTAGAAGTGTAAATAGTTTATCCATATCCATTTGCCATTTCGGCGTTACAACATTAACAGTCTTTTTACCACATATTATAATCTCATCTTCTGTAGAATTAAATATCAAACGTTCTGATGATAATATAGCCTGAGACTTAGAATAGTTACCGATAGGCGTAACGCCTACGCCTATAGACTGTTGCGATGTATTAAATCGTATACGTTGATTCGTTGAAAGTATTAAAAAGCTTTTTGTTGTATTAGGGTCTTCAATAACAAATCGATTCGGACCAGATTCTGGCTTATGGCCGTTACTAATAATAGTAATTGGAGAATTACCAGAACCTTGCCAGAAAGGAGTAACTGCATATTGCGATGTATCGCCGGCCTGAGTACTACTAAAACGTATAGCTTGGCCATGACGGCCTTGAAATAGTATATCACCCTCAAACGGTTGTAGTGTTTTTACGGTTGCATTTTCTTTAAAGTTTTTACCTGGAGTATACTGCTTAGCTTGATTATTTATAGGAGCTGCTCCGGACAAATAGTTATTGCCTGATACAGAAACAAAAATATCGGGTAATGGATTAAGATTTACATTGCCTTGTATACTAACAGGCCCTAGATAGTAATAGCCATTACTATTAGTAGTGCCACCACTTATATCTGTACCCAAATTAACCAATAAAACATGTTCTCCTATACATGGAACATAGTTTATATTCCAGGCTGGCGCTGCATAAAATTCTCGAAACGGACCGCTTTTAGATATAGTACGTACGCGTATCGAGCCTAATGGCAAATCGCCTTTACTGGTAAAACGTTCATTTGGGCTTTTTTTAAATGCTATACTAGTATCGATAACTTCGGCTACTGTAATCATTATTCATTTCCTTGATTCTTTTGAATAGCTTTTATTTCATCTTCAGCTTCCTGTAGTAAACGACTACGTTCTTCATCTGAAAGTATAAACTCTCCGCCTGATTCATTTTCTTTAGCAGTAGCCGATAATAGACGCTGCACAACAGCTGCTAGTTTAACTAGAGCGTCGTCGTTCTTAACAGATACTTCTAGATAATCTTTTATCATAGGAACTATTACAGCTGCATCGCCTACATTTTTAACTAACGGCTGTAACTCTTTTATAAGCCCATCTATCTGACGTGACTTCATTTTAGAATTGTGGTATATATCCTTCATTAGATCTGAGAAGGATGTACCTTTGA